ATTATGGCTGTGATCCGAATCCGAATACCTATCAACGCTATGTTGAACAAGCATCTGTGTACAATAAGTTCCTCCCAAAACCTAAAAAGGTGACCATATGGAGATGTGGAGCGGAAGATTTACCTTGGGATAAAATTCCAGAAATAGATTGTGCATTTACATCACCACCTTATTTCTCTACAGAAGAATATAATAAGGGTGGTGAATTTGAGGAAGACCAATCGTGGCATAAGTTTAATGAATATGAGAATTGGAGAGATAAGTTTTATTTACCAGTTGCTGAAAATACTATGCAAAGTTTAAGTAATGGTGGTTGGATGTTTGTTAATATTATGGATCCAAAAATTAAGGGGGATAGATATCGTTCAAGTGATGAATTGGTAGATAAGTTTAAAGATTCATTTATGGGTCAAATTGGAATGAGGATTATGCAACGACCACAAGGCCGTAAGATGTATAAAACAAAAGAAGAATTAAATGCCTTTATGGCAAAATATTTTATAGAAAATGTTTGGGTTTTTAGAGGGGTTGATAGTGGAACGGAAGAGTTCCGGCACGATTTTGACCTGTTTAGAAATTCGAGAAAGGCAACATTAGATAGTTTTATGTAATATATAAATAGTTATTATTAAATATTTTTATTGACAGGAGGTGGGAAATTTAGTATAATGATAACTATAGAAAAGCGATATGATAGAAAACGATATGAGGATGCTGATGATGATTGGAGTTTTGATACAATGTATTCCGACACAATGGAAGGTGGCAAACAAAGAGAAAAAGAGTTTGCAGAACAAATGAAAACAACAGATGATGGAGTATACGAATATAAAATAACAGTAAAATAATGACAAATTTTTTGAAAGATATAATTAAAGAAACTGGAAATGAATATGCAAGTCTAGTTTCAGAAGGTGTAGAAGCAGGTGATGTAGATTCATTTATTGATACAGGTTCCTATGTGTTTAATGCATTATTGGGAGGCAGTATCTATAATGGAATCCCTGCAAATAAGATTACAGCATTAGCAGGTGAAAGTGCAACAGGCAAAACTTTCTTTGTATTGGGTATATGCAAACACTTTTTGGATAAAAATCCAGAGGGCGGTGTGATATTCTTTGAGAGTGAATCTGCTGTGACCAAAGAATTGATTGAAGATAGAAAGATTGATTCCAAACGAATGGTGATTATGCCTGTCACCACAGTTCAAGAATTTAGGCACCAAGCAATAACAGTTTTAGACAAATACAATTCACAGGATCCTTCTGAAAGAAAACCATTACTGTTGTTATTAGATAGTTTAGGTATGTTATCAACCACAAAAGAAATGGAAGATACAGCAGAAGGAAAAGAAACAAGAGATATGACAAGGGCACAAATAGTAAAAGCTGCCTTTAGAGTTTTAACATTAAAATTAGGAAAAGCAAAAGTTCCCCTTATAATAACTAACCACACTTATGATGTTGTCGGTAGTATGTTCCCTAAAAAAGAAATGGGCGGTGGTTCTGGTCTCAAATATGCGGCTAGTTCCATTGTCTATTTGTCCAGACGAAAAGAAAAGGACGGCACAGAAATCATTGGCAATATTATCCATTGCAAGAATTACAAATCCAGATTAACAAGAGAAAATGCATTGGTGGATGTTCGTTTAACTTATGATAAAGGTTTAGATAGATACTATGGTCTATTAGATTTAGCTTTAAAGTATAATATATTTAAACAAGTATCCACTAGAATAGAATTGCCCGATGGTTCAAAAGCATTTGGCAAGACCATTAATAATGATCCAGCGAAATATTTTACAAAAGATATCTTGAAACAAATAGATGAAGTTGCTTGTAAAAAAGAATTTAAATACGGAGATGTAATTGAAATACCCCAAGAAACACAAGACGACCAGTCCTAAGCACCGAGAAGATTTTGTCTATGTCGAAAAGCCAGGAGAGGATTTTACAGCACTTAAATTGATTAGTGGTCCTTATGCTAGCATTACATACAAATATGGTAATGTTGCTTTCGCACCAGAGTCAGAAAAGCAACCTGATGGAACTTTACCAATGAAGTTTGATTATACAGTTATGGAAAATTTAATTGAAGCGGACATAGATAGTCAAGAATTTATTAATCACATTGGTGATGTATTAGTTGTGTTATTGGATGAGAAATTGAAAGAAGATGGAAAGAATAGAACGAACAACACTTAAAAATCTTATCCATAATGATGAGTATGCCAGAAAAGTATTACCTTTTTTGAAAGAGGAATATTTTACGGAGAGATTTGATAAGATTTTATTCAGGGAAATATATCATTTCATTACCAAGTATAATAATCTTCCAACAAAAGAAGCATTATCCATTGAGTTAAACAATAGAAAAGATGTTAATGAAACTGAATATAAAACTATTACAGATATTTTAGGTACATTAAACAAGGAACAAATTGACCAGAAATGGTTAGTAGAAACAACAGAAAAGTTTTGTAAGGATAGAGCAATACATAATGCGATACTAGGTGGCATTCAAATACTTGATGGCAAAGATAAGAGTCATAGTCCAGAATATCTTCCAGAAATGTTATCTCAAGCATTGTCAGTTTCCTTTGACCAGAAGATTGGCCATGATTATCTTACAGAAACAAAAGAACGATATGATTTTTATAGAAGAAAAGAGGAACGATTAGAATTAGATTTAGAATTTTTTAATAAGATAACCAGAGGTGGGATTCCCTCCAAGACTTTGAATATATGTTTGGCAGGAACTGGTGTTGGTAAGACAATGTTTATGACACACCTTGCTTCATCCATTTTATTGCAAGGCAAGAATGTATTATATATTACATTAGAAATGGCAGAAGAAAGAATTGCTGAACGAATAGACGCCAATCTTTTAAATGTTGGTATGAGCGATTTGGAAGAATTACCATATCAAATGTATGAAACAAAAATTAATAAGTTGCAAAGTAAGACAACAGGTAAGTTAATCATTAAAGAATATCCTACAGCATCAGCACACACAGGACATTTTAAAAATTTATTGAATGAATTAGCATTAAAGAAATCATTTAAACCAGATATTTTGTTTGTAGATTATTTAAATATTGCTGCTTCAGCACGATTTAAAGCAGGTGCAAATGTTAATTCATACACATACATTAAAGCGATAGCGGAAGAATTAAGAGGACTTGCAGTTGAATATAATATTCCAGTATTTTCTGCAACACAAACCACAAGGGGTGGTTATGTTAGTAGTGATATTGGAATGGAAGATACAGCAGAAAGTTTTGGTTTGCCTGCAACAGCAGATTTTATGTTTGCATTAATTTCATCAGAAGAATTAGAACAGAAAAATCAAATATTAATTAAACAATTAAAGAACAGATATAATGACCCAACAGTTAATAGAAAATTTATTGTTGGAGTTGATAGGTCTAAAATGCGATTATATGATGTAGAACAAAAAGCGCAGGAAGATTTAGTTGATACTGGTCAGGAGGACCAACTATCAACGAGTAATAAATTTAAAAAACTCGGTGAGTTTTCAGATTTTAAAATATAGAAAGGAGACTAAATGGCACAAGGTAAGATTAAATGGTTTGACCCTAAAAAGGGTTATGGCTTTATTACACCTGATGATGGTAGCAAGGATGCATTCCTTCATGTTTCGGCATTGGAAAAAGCAGACATACGAACATTAGAAGAAGGTGAAGCAGTTACATATGAATTGGCTGAACAGCGTGGCAAGCAATCAGCAGTAGATATTCAAAAAATACAATAAAGGTATAAGGTAAGTGAAACATAAAAATTTAAGTTATGAAAAGAAGTTGAGTAAACGCAATGGTCAAATGCGTTGGCTAGTAGTTGAGCGTCCAACAGGAAATATTATTTCTGAACAAGTCTTTGAAGATGAAGCAGATGAGATTGTGAAGTTTCAGAATAAGAATAAAGTATGGGCGCCAAGGGGCTTTCCAACATATATGACATTGGGAAAAATATGAACAAGCAAAGTAAAAGATTTTATGAAATTATTGATGTAATAAAAGAATTGCACGATAAGAAACAACACGATTATGCCGACACGGATGATATTTTTGCTAATTTCAGACTATCTGAATTAGCAGGAACTCCTGCATGGCAGGGTTCTATCATTCGTATGGGCGATAAGTATGCTCGTATTTGTAATTTCATAAAGAAGGGTGAGTTTAAGTTCAAAGAAGAA